CATTAATTTACTTGATGCCATTAGGAATCTCCTTATGATTTTCTATTTATAAAAATTAAAGTTTTCGCAGGTAATTTTCAAATAATTTTAAAGCAACTTCTTCTATTTGTTTGGAAGATGCTTGTTTGATTTGTTTTTTAGCATAATCAAAATTGGCTTCAACAAACTTACCATCAACAAACATCCATTCCTTGTTTTCCACAATCCCTTGAACAAAGGCGCCTGGTGCCGATGGATCCGCAACAATGTCAGCAGCTGTAGCCAATTTTAAATCATCTTGCACTAAATTATACCCTTCTTTTGTTTGAACGACTGAACCTAAAGCTCTTGAAGAAACACCAATACTTACATCATTTTCAATAAAGTTTTTAACAATTTGACCATAAGGAGTTTCAAGAATTAAGGCCTTACCATAGAATGTATTGCCATCTTCAGCAAGAGACAAAATCTTATGTGATACTCTTTCTAAATTTAAAGTTGGAGTGTCTGGATGACCTAATTCACCAAGCGCACGATTTGTTTTAATGTATTCTTCATTATAACGACCAACTTCTCGGCGAAGAGTATCCATTTTGTACATACGATTATTACGATTTACTGTATCACCAACAAGAAAGGTGCCTTCGATGTATAGGCGTTTTTTACCATTTTCTGTAGTTTCACTGAGGCATTTTACATGCTCAATGGTTTCTCTGATTAATTTCATTTTACATTTCCGTTAATACGTTAGCATAAGATGCCACTTTTGTAACTTCTAAGACGATTGAACCGCCAGTATTAATTGTAACAACGATACTTGATGTATCATTGTTTGCTATAGAGTGATTAAGTTCATCAAGCATCATTGTGCCAGAATTGTGTAACATTAATATTGGCACAGAATTTCTTACGATTTGAATATTACCATTTGTAGACCAAGTTAACCTCCGTATGCTAGCGGAAGAAACAGTTTCATTAGCATTAAATGCTAAATTAGCTAATGAAATTGTCTCTGCGCCAGAATTAACAACTCTGATAATTGAGGCGGATCTTTGTGTATTTGTTATTTCAAATGGCATTTTATCTTAATCCTATTGAAGCTCTTCTACGCATGGACATTTTTCGTTTCATTAATGTTCTTCGCAATTGAGCTCTTCTTGTTGTTTTCCATGATTGTCTAAGTTTTCTTGCTTTTTGTAACCTTTGGGCCGCAGGTATTCTTTTCAGTGTATTACCTGATATTCGGTACCCTTTAACACCAGAACGTTTAACATTCTTTTGTATTACAATTTTACCTTTAGCATTTCTTCGTATTCTGCGGCGAATCTTTTGTATACGACCCATGCGAACAATGTTTGTGTTCCTACGAACAGCCTCATCAAATATTTCAAAACGGTCGCCGACAACATTTTTTTTAATACTCTGTAGTTTGTCTTTAATAATTTCGTTTAAGCGTTGAAACAATAACTTTCTTGCACTCTCCAAATTACCTTCAATTAAATTGTCTAAAAAATTCATTTGATTTTTGATAAAGCAAAACTGGCAACTTTATTGAAATGTTCAGGTCCCTTCTCAATCATCTCAGAAATTTTTAATTTGTTTTCTTCATTCAACGAGGCATATACTTTTAATATTGCATCAGCCACAGGGTACTCAATTGTAACGTCTTGATTTTCGCCATATGAAATTATCTGAGGTTCTTTATTTTCTATGACAAATTCTAATACGGACATTATAGTTTCTTCAGCCTGCACAACACCTCTTTGATTTTCTTCGGTAGAATATGGTACCGAAAAATACTTATTAAGTTTATCACTGTAATATAATGCGATTCTTGTAGAGCCTGGATAAAGACGAATGGCTTTCCGCTTCAATACAAGAACAAAAGGTGGGTCAAACTTGGTCAATTCTTCTTTAAGGTTCTCTTTCTCATCAGTTTTTGAAATAATAATACGATGAGCCTTATATTTTTTACCTGTTATTGGTGAAACTTTAAAGTCAGAGGCATCAATAACCCCCTCATTAACCGAACGGCGTGCTTGGGAGAAGATTTGCTTGTTTGAAGTAAGCAAATCCACCATCTTATTGAAAAGATTTTGCAGTATCATTCGGTCGGCGTTATTAAAAGATGGTTTATCCTCTTGCATCTTGTCAAGGATGTTATGTATTCTTTGTAACTGTGCCTTGTTAGCTAAACCAGCACGAACTAAGGCGTCAAACTTAGAATAGTCCGACTTTTCTTCCGTGAAAGGTTCTTGCCTAAACTCAGTTAAACTTTTCATTCAGTTTCTTGTACTTCATCTTCTTCTTCGGTTTCGTTTTCTTCCGGTTGTCCGCCAAAGATACCTGCAGCCATTTCTCTTTTATATGCGTCAAGAGTTTCAAAAGCTTTACTCGAAATTACATTTTCAAGTGTTTCTTTTGCTAAAGCATTTTCGCCGGCTGTAAGTTGATCTATAAATTGTCTTGTTGTCATATTGCACCTTTATTAATTACCTATTTATACCTATTGAATATTTTTCCACCTCAGCATCAAGTTGAGGTGTTGGTGATTCATTATCCATACGGTCTACGGTATTATCTATAGGTTCAACTTGTTCATCACTTTCAACTTGTTGAGCTTGTGCTAACATATCAGTTGAACCGTCTTCTTCCATTTCTTTAGCCATCTCTTCAATTTCTTCATCAGACATGCGAAGAACATTTTTTTTAACCCATGTTTGAGAAAAATATTTACCAATATAAGGATCTAAAAGTTGAAGTGTTGAAACTCTTTCACGCATTAATTCTGCTTCACGAAGTTCAGTAAAATTATTATCTTTTTTATAATCGTAATAGATACTTTCTTTAAATTCATCCCACTCTTCTAAACTACAAACGCCTTTAAGGGATAACTGTATTTTTAGAGCATTATCAAAGATTTGTGAAAACTTATTACGAAGGCGAACAACAAACTTAGCAAACTTCAATTCATCACGGCTAATTTCAGCAGAGCGACCAAGAGATGCAAGGCCTCCACCACTTTGTGTGTCCATACGAGAATAAGGAACGTTTAAAGACTGTAAAAGTTTTTTGCGAAAATAATCTACGTCTTCAATTTGGCCTAAGTTTTGACCAGCGGGCAGTGTAGTAATTTCTGTACCTTTACCACCCTCTCTCCTTGGGAGCCAAAAATCTTCAAGCATCGACATATGTTTACGATCATCACGCATTTCGCCAGTGTTTGCATCGTATACCATTTTATTACGATACTTGATCATAATATCACGAAGGTATTGTTCAGCTTTACCTTTTGGTAGGTTACCAACATCAATGTAAAACACCCGGCGTTCTGGTGCTCTCGAAAGGCGATAAATAACCACCGCGTCTTCAATCATTCTTAATTGATTTAGTGGCTTAATGGCCTTATGAAGGTAAGAAATCACAAATGTATTTTTGGCATCCATAAGGCCCGAGTTTACATTAATGATAGAATCTGGTGCAATACGAACACCAGCATTCACGCCAGCAGTATAAGTTTGTGTTGTGCTACCTCGATCACTGTAGATATAATATTCTGCCAATGATTTAATGATCATAGCACCAGATTTTGGATCTTTGTCTTTTTGTATTTCACGAACTTTTCGAATTTTTCTCGGGTCAACATAACGAAGTTCTTGTATTCCCTCTTTAGGGTTTTTTTCGTTGACTATAATGTGAAAATAAATTCGCCCATCAATGTACCAACGCTTGAACAAATCGTCGGCCATATTTTCAAAGTTAAGAAGACGTTGAATATTGTTAAACTCTTCAATAATTTTTTTCTTGATTGTTTCTGGTTGTTTAAGTTTATCCAAATTAATCATGACAACATCACCAGTTTCATCATGAGTAATAGCCTCATTGACAATATCATCAATGGCGGCTTCTAATTCAGGGTGATTTGACATTTCACGATAACGAGTAATTAATTCCAATTCATTGCGAACAGAACCCTCTAAGTCAACATAGGTACCATAGTAAGCATTTTGTGTAATGGTAATGGCACCATCATCAAGTGCCGTCGTTGGAAGTGCAAAAGAACGCTGCTCTGGTTTTTCTTCCTGAGCAACGTCTTTTCTACCTATGGTGAACCCAAAAAGATTCAGCGCCATTTATTTCTCATTCCAAAAAAATTAAGAAGAGGCCGAAGCCTTTTCTTAGAACACTCGATTCGCTACCGCTTCCCACCATTGATAAGCAAGCGAAACTGAAAACTCCTCAATGGTATCATTTGAACCCCAATCAACATCAATTGGAGTTATGTCGGTAGGAAACATACCAATAAATTTATATGATTTAATGCGACTGCCATTTTTACCATATTGATAAACTTCTGCATCTTGTGTATAACTTGAAGGTGTAAGAGCTGCGGCATTACGAAGGTTTGTACGATGTGTATTGAGACCATTCATCCAACGTTCAAACGCATTTCTTACAATAAAATCTTCATCGTTAATTATAGTGATTGTCCAATCAGCAAAAGTTCTGTTACCGGCGAATTTCAACTCACGACCAAAATATTGAACAGGCACAACTCCAACTGTTGAGCCAGGAAGTTGCGCTGTTTTACACATGAATGTTAATTTTGTTTGTGCGTTTCCTGGCGAAGAAAAAGTAGGAAACGGCATAGAAACTTCAAACAGATTGGGACGGGCACCGTCACCAGTCATTTGAGATCTAAACTGAGTTACTGAAAAAGCCATGTTATTTTTCTCCTGTTTTCTCTATTTAGACTGCACGGCCAACAATTTCTTCAAAAGCAACACCACTTCTTACAGCAACAAAGTTCAATTGAATAAAGTTAATTGAACGTGCTGGTTTGATGTAAATGTCACCAACAAATTCGTTGCGGTCAATCACTGCTGCGGTGTTATTTGTATCATCACAAACAACACGGAAGTCAGTAATACCACGACGGCCTTGTACATCACGGAGATATGGTTCAATCAGATTAACAAACTGTGATCTTGTAAACGCATCGTTGAATTCAAACAATGAAGAGCGAGCAGCACGTGCTATTGCTTTCTCAAGTGTAATGAATAGACGGCGAACGTTGATACGGTCAAATGCTGATGGACGGCTTAACAGAGTTTTGTCACCAAACAGGACTGTGCCTTCACCCTGGAATGTAACAACAGGATTAATACCACGGTTGTAAAGAACATCACGGTTGGCCTTAGTTGGATTCCATGCCAACTTAATAACATTCTTAATAACACC